AAGCATGTACAACAGAAGGATAATCCGTTCCAGGACCCCACAGTCTTTCATAACCTTGTATATCATTACCATTATATATTATATTATTAGGTATATGGTTTTGATATCCATAATTAGGATTATCACTTATATCACTAGGAATCATATTATTTAGAAAATCTGAAGGTCTAAGTATTCTTATTGTTCTTTTTTCTCCTTTTGGGATTTCAGTTGTTATTATTGTGGGACCTGTATCATCATTCATGTAGTCATCTTTGATACTTTTTATAGTACATGCCTCGTTATTTAGATAAAATTGAAGGGTATTTATATTTAAATCCAGCATAGTATCCTGGCTACTATGATGAGTATCTGGGGTTATTGCCCCTACATAGTCTGATACTTCATTTCCTAAACATTCAAACTCAACATCTACATATGCTGAAATCCCCATAATGTCTGGTAAATCTACTTGTAAATCATTTCCTTTTAAATGTAAATCTAAAGTTGTAGATATAGGAGGTCCATCTGGTATTTTATTTAAATCATTAACTAATACAAAATATCTACCATCAAACTCATCTGTAGGCAGCCCCATTGCTTTTTTTGTTGTTTTAAATATATCATCACTTCCAAAAGCTCTTTTTCTTCCTTCTTGCATAACATATTTAGTAGGCATATCTTGGTATTGTTGGTTATTTTCTCCTGCTATTAATATAGATTTGTCCTCATATATAGGGTGGGATAAACTGGCAGGATTTTCTAAAAAGGTTAATTCTGTTTCTTTTGTTGTAAGTTCTTCAGTTAGTTTTTTTATATCTTGTTCTAATTTTTTATTGTGTCTTTGGTTAATATGGTTATAACTTTGTTCTATTATATCCGTGTGGGAGTGTTTTCCTTTTTTTTTCATGTTATAAAAAATATCATGATATATTTCTTTAACTTTATCACTACTTACAGGAGGAGTAGTTTTAGCTAATTTTGAAAATTCTTTTACTAAAAGTTCATTAGAGTGCTTATTACTTAATATTGTTTTTTTTAATTTAGCCATTATCTAACAACTTTAAAATAATAGTTATTGTCATATACTTTTGTACCATCTGCATCTTTGTGTTTTATTAATATACGATAAAACCTTTCTGGTTGTAAGCCATCCATATAGATTTTAAAATAATTACCATCACTATCAACACTTAATTTAGTGTACTCCTCATCAAAAGGAATAATTTCTTGTTCTGAATGTGCGTCTCTTATACTGTAAAAAGAGCTTGATGGGAGATAATTTGTAGTTATATAATTAGAAGAAGTAACAAAGGTTCTTGTTGGGTATTGATCTCTTAAATGGATTCTAAATTTAGCTATTTCATTTGTGTTATATATTTCTTTATTAGGATATAGAGTTAAATGGGTGTTTGTTGAAGTAAGTGAAGGATTATTATATGTGGATGCATCATAAGTAGAGTCATCCCATCTAAAAGTTAATTTAGGTGGATGAATAGTGTGAGTATCTACTGAAAAATATTGTAATTCACCAAAACTATGAGATACATCAGTTTCAACAACATTTGGTTTTTTTATTAAAAACCCATTGTTTTCTATTCCTGTAGGATAAGTAGAGCCATCGACATTAAAATTATACCATTTTGATACTATTGTTTTTACTTCAAAGTTTGTATCTAAAGTATTTCCAACTAAATATTGTTCTGTAGCATAAAAATCAGTATCATTATACCACACACCTCCACCCCCTGATATTAAGGTACTATCAATAGATCCTGTAGTGTTTGTTTCAAAGCCTGAAGTTATCCATTCTGTAGCATCAGTTCTGTTAAATCTATATTTCCAACTAGCTCCATTTGAACTTGTAGGTATGTTTGTATACCTTCCTGTACCTTCATCCCATGATTGGGATAGAGGATAAGCTTCTAAATTTAAAGTAGATACTAAATTTTTAGGTTCAACGGCTGTAAGTTGAAGATTAACTTTAGTGTTAGCATCATTAAACGAATCATACCCCATAGTTTTATTAACTACGTTTGATATTTCTTCATTTTTAAATTTAATTAGTACTCTTGTAGGATAAAGAAGATTGTCTGTTGTCCCTCTTTCTTTAACGATTTCTAAAATTTCATCACTTCCTGCATTTAGTTCTGACCTATTAGGGTGACTATATAAAGTTGTGTCGATTTCTGGAAATAAAAAATAATATGCCATATTAGTATGTTGTTACTCTTCCTTTGATGTCTTTTGTTGGATATTTTAATTCAAATATACTAGGATCTAAGGAAGGATAGATTACTCCGTTTCTAGTTGCTGTGTCAAAAGGATATAAATATTGTGAATATCCTGATAATAAAGAATTTTGGTTTTGGAAAAATACATTCTCCACCGTTTGTACTCCTTTTACTTCTCCTATTAAATTTTTAATATCTGATATTATTATAGGTTGATTTATTTGCCATTTTTTTATATCAAAATAATTCTGGAGATCTGAAATACATTGTAACAAAACTTGTTGGTTGTTATAGTTTTTAAATACTGTAATTTAACATTCGATGTTGTTCTAGATAAGTAGCTAAATTTGTTTTAGTAGCAGTATTTAAGGTAATTAACCCCCCATTACTACCATATCCTAAAGTATATAAATTTAAAGCTAAAGGATTAGGTATTCTATTAGGTTCTGTAGTTAGAGGAGATGTTTGATCATCTTGAGTTATATATGCTTTTGCTATTTTACCAAACCTACCAGGCATAGATAATGTTCTAACTAAATAATCTTCTTTTGTTACTGTTCTATTTTGGGCAGAAAAAGCTGCCATAGTATTCATTCTTATCTCTTCATTATTATCTCCTCCACCTCCCCCTATAGCTGCTTCTGGGTTTGTTGCTATTACTGATTCTTTTACAAAATTAAGCATACCTAATTTTAAGTTAGGATTATTAGTTAAATTTAAAGTATATCCTTGTGTTATAGTATTTGCTCCTACATTAGATTGTAATCCTCCTCCTACTAAATAATTAACAGTTAATGTTGTATTTGAAGGAGCTTCTCCATAAGTTCCTGTGTATAAAAAATTTGAGGGATCCCAAGCTATATCTAATTTACTTCTTCCATCTTTTAATCCTAATCCTATATTATCTGGGTTTGGTATTATTGTTTCATCATCTTTATCTGAAATTCCTGAACCAAAAGATATTTGAAGGGTTCCATCTGATAAAAACCTAGATACAAATCTTTTTGTTACTCTTTTTACTTTTAAAAGATATGGTGTTTGTTGATTATAAGCATATAAAGAAGGATCATTAGCTGCTGTATTTTCTACATCTTCAAAAACAGTATCTTGTGCCATATAAGGAACTTCTGTCCATGTATTTCCTTCTGCATCTACTATACTATCTATTCCTATTATATTATTATCTGTTAAGTTTAAAGTAAAAAATCTTTGTGCTGCTCCTACAGAGAAAGTTTCTGATTTTGGGTCTGCTTGTATTGCTTTTATTTGTTTTTTTAATAAATAATACGTAGGGTTATCACTATCATCTAATTGATATACACTTACTGTTGTTTCATCTGTAGATGATGAAAAATTAAAATCTATTCTATCTTCTATTCTAAATATAGGTCCTTCTGTTGATTGAAAAGTTGATCCTGGGTTTACTTTTAAGCAATAACTAAAATCAGGAGCATATACATTATTAGCGTATTTTGAAGGTATTAATTGATATACATCTAGTGTTGTGTTAGATGTTGTTGTTACTTTTGGTCTATAACCTAAAGCATAAGCTAAGTTATATAAGTTTTCTTTTTCTTGAGCTAAAGCTAAAAATGTTTCTTGTAATTGTGTATCTGTATAAAAAGATAAGATATCTCCTACGTATGCTGCCATTTCTAAAAACATCATACCTGGGGATCCTTCGCTAAAGTCATTATAAGTATTTGGATAATATACTTTAGTAAATTCTATTAGTTGTTGTTTAAAAGTGTTAAAATCTTTATTTAGATATCTAACTTCTTTATCTTGTGTTTTATTTGATATTTTTGAATATGCCATTATCTAAAATTAAGTTGTATTGAGTCTACTTCATTATTTAATAAAAACTCATAAGTTAATCTTATATATAAAGTATGATCATCAGGTATAAGTTCTATTGCTATATTTTTTATTTCTATTTCAGGTATATAAAAGCCTACTTGGTCTTTGATTCTAGATTCTAATTCATCTTCTTTTATTTGGTTTTCAAATAATAATCTTTTTAAACCCACCCCAAAATTAGGTTCATATACTCTTTCTCCTTGTTCTGTTAATAATACATTAATAAGATTGCTTTTTATTTGATCTTGTGTTGTAAAAGATTGATTAAAAACAGCATCTGCGTTATAAGGAAATACCACACCAACAGCAACATTATCGTTTAAGTCTAATGGGTTTATTTTTATTTCCTGTCCTACGTCTTGTATTATTGCCATTTATTATCTTCCTTTTTTATTTTTTATCGCTTGCATTAATTCTCTATAATCTCTTTTTACTACATTTTGTACTGGAGCAGGCATTGCTTCTGTTGGTAATACTCCTGAACTACCAAAAGGATCTGTTGGCGATGCCATTGTTGTTTCAGTATTTGTATCTCCTTGGGCTGTTTCGTTTAAAAGATCATTTAAAGCTGGATTTTTTGTAAAATTTTGTTTTTTAAATGGTTTTGTTTTTAAAGGTTCATTTCCCATGATTTTTTCTCTTAGAGAATTTTTTGCTGTTTCAGGAACTTCTGCTATTCTTTCTTTATGTTCTACAATAGTTGGTTTTAACTCATCACGTAAATCTTCTTTAAGTGATTTAAGTTCTCTTCTTAAAGAGTAATCTATTTCTTCTCTAACTATTTTTCTAAGTAAATTTTCAAAAGTTTTTGCTTTCATATAAGTAATGTTAGTTTGTTATAAATATAAATTTAGTTTGTTTTTTAATCATCTGCTCTTCTATCGTCAAAATTTTCAGTAAAAGAAGGACGTCCTGGACTACCCATAACCCCAAATCTATTATATCCCACCATTTGGAACTTTGCATTATATATTTTTTCTATTATTTCATTATGGCCTTGATCTTTTAAGTTTTGTAAAATAGCTTCATAAAGAGAAGATAAAGGATCTGAATAATCAAAAGGGTCTTTTTCTTCTAAAGGTATATTATCATTAACATATCCTGGATATCCCATATCTGCTAAGAATTCTTCAGGGGTTTGACCATTTAATATATTTTGAGTAGCTCCTCCTGTGTTTGTTCCTGATGAATTGTCATTATTTCCTCCGGGATTTGAAGTAGAACAATTATTTAGTAAATTTAGGAATAATGTTTCTAACATTTGTATTAACATGTTAATTAAATTTAAAACTAAAGATAAAGCTGCTATGGCTGCTACTACTATAGCCATAAACTGTGTTGCTATACTTAAAGGTCGTTCTAATGCTTTTTTAAATGATTTAGCTGCTGCTTTTAATATTTTAATAACTCCTTCAGCTGCAGTTGCTGCTTTATCAGCTAAAATTAAGGGTCCTGCTGGGAAAGAAATTGTTCCAGGAAGCATACCTACTCCCTTAATTAGTACTTTTGCTATATTTACTACTACATTTAGTATAGCTATTAATGCTGCTATACCAGCTATAAGGGCTGTTATTTTTGCTATTATATCTAATACTTTTTGAAGTAAATCTCTTAAAGCTTCTAATGCTTTTTTAGCACCTTCTAATGCTTTTTTAATACCATTAATTATATTTTTAAATTTATTATAATTTTTTTCACTTTTGTTAATAGTAGCTTGTGTACAAACATTATTTGTAAACTTATCCATTAATTCATCTTGTGTAGGGAGTTTATTTTTTAATTTTAAAACTCCTTTATTACCTTCTTCTTTAACTTTTTGTTTTACTTTAGATAAAATTTTTTGGTTTTGTATTAATAATCTTTGAAATATTGCTTGCATATTATTATTTTTTTATCTAGATGCTATATCTGATTTACCATACATATTATCTGTAGGTAA